GCCTTCGGTGGTTTTCAGATCGTAGAAGCACGGGCCTGCGTTGGGCAGCCAGTCTATCCGCGCGCGGCACCAAAATTCGAAGGCTCCGACACGTTCGATCCAGGCGACGGTGACTTCGCCCTTGCCGCCGCTCGACCCGGCGGTCCAGTCGTTCGCAATCTCGTGCGCCGCGATCTGGTGGATTGCGGCTTCGACGGCGGCTTCGACGGCGGCGAACTGGTGGCGCAGGAGCGGGGTCTTGCCCGCCTCCCATGCGCTCGCGCGCTGGGTCTGCGCATCCTTCGTTCGATAGTCGGGCGCGTCGATCACGTGCAGCGCCGCGAACGTGCCGGTGAGGCTGGCATGGATGGCCGAGCCGATGTCGAGCGCGCTGGCGCCCTTGTGTTCGGTGCCGCCGCCGAGCTTGGGGTGCATCGTGTAAGCATGCTGCGGAGACTGGTCGAGCAGCGCCACGGCGACCGAGTGCGAGAGCGACGGGCCGGGGCACGGGTCCGCGTGGTAGACGGACTCGGGCACGCCGAGATAAAGGCCGGGTTCGTCGATTTTTCCGTCGAAGACTTTCATGTTCTCATCTCGAATTCTTGGCGATCTGGATGGCCACGACGCGCACCCAAAGCGGGGCGGGCTCGGGGCGGCGGAAGATGGCGAGCAGCCGAGCGGCGAAGCTCACGACGACACCCAGCGATAGCCGCTGGCGCGCCAGACGCGGTCGTGGCCTTCGACCGGCGGGCGGGCGGTCGGATCGTGCCGCTCCCAGCGGCGGCAGTAGGCGTCAAGCGTTCGGTGGGCCTCGTCGCGGCTTGGCGCCAGGACGGCGAACACGACGCGGCCAAGGGCGGTGGGCGGAAACTCGACCAGCGCGACGGTGCCGGGCACGGTGGTCATGCGGCACCCGGCGTCGGCGGCTCGGGCGGCGCAAGGAACGCCGAAACCGGGGCGATGGAACGGCTGCGCGGACCCTGCACCCGCGCATCGAACAGCGCTTGCTGGGCGAAAGCGCGCAGGCGCGGAAGCTTGGCATGGTCGCGCGCCCAATCGAGCAGCGCGAAGGCCGCCTCGATGTCGCGCTGATCGACCGGCTCGCACTCGGGCGGGACCGCGCGCCGCACGATCAGCGCGGCGCATGTCAACCGCTCGAACAGGTCGGACGGCGGCAGGCTCGACAGGACAAGCTCGGCGTTCATGCCGCGCTCCTTTCCGGTTCGGGGGCAACAAGAGCGGGGCGGCGGCGGATCGTGAACGCGCCGTGGATCTGATCGACGAGTTCGAGCCCGAGCGAGCGCAGGCAGCTTTGCAGTTGCGCCGATCGATCGCGCGCCACGCGCGACGCCACGGCCGGCGACGGACCGGCGAAGTCGGCGAACAGTTCGGCCGCCGTGAAGCTGGCGCGCGCGGGATAGAAACGTGCTGCACGCTGCAGCGCGTAGGCGAGGTCGATCAGGCTCGGCGGCAGCCAGCGCTTGCGCGGCCAAACCGTGACCTTTCGGATGTGCTCTGTCATTTGCGCCCCGCCTCGGCAAGCATTGCGTCGGCGTAGATGTAGTTGAGCCTCGCCGAGACTTTTGCGCGCCACAAAACCCAATCGACGTTGTATTGGGTAAACGCGGCGTCCCATTCTTCCGCCGTCAAACCGTCTGCGGTTGGCTCTTTTGGCGTTGGCCCAGCGAGGGCCACAAGCGTATCCATGCTTTGGGCCATGTCGGGACGCGCGTGCCCGGCAAACCAGTCGCGCAGCGACATGCCGGGTTGCCGAGGATGCAGCAGCTTGTCCTCGTACTGTGTGCGCTGTTCAGGCGCCGGGAACGCGGCGGGGTTCTCGGTCATGGCACGGTGTCCAGTCGCGCAATGGCGGCGTCAATGGTGCGAATGGACTCTGCGGGGCCGTCTATATCGTTCCGAACATCCCGCAACGCCTTATACGCAACGTCGAGGGCGTCGGCGGCTTGGCGACGTTCTTCCGCACGGCGCGCAGCCGCTTGGTCTTCGGTTTCAAAGCCACGGCGGCCATTGACCCGCAACAGTTCCGCAAGCTTGCTCATTCCGCGGCCCCCTGCGACGCCGGCACAGGCCACACGCCCGGCGCGTGGTCGCTGCACCCGTCGCGGCGGCCGACCGAGTAGCCGTCTTTGCGCGCCGTCGCGTTCTGGCACGTGCCGACGCGGTCGTTGCTGCCCCAGGGTTTGAAGAAGCGGCACGAGCCGCAGAGTTTTGCGGGATCGCGATAGGCAGGCGCGCTCATAGGGCCACCTTGGGGCTGCTGGGGAAGGAACTCGACGAAGGCGGCGGCACCCGGCACGGTCGCGACGACGGCGCGCACGCTGGCGATTGCGGCTTCGTGCTGTTGCACGCGGGTCATGCCGACACCGGGGCCGGGATCAGCGCGAAGAGGCGGTCGGAGACGGCGGCAGCCGCGTTCCAATCGTCCTCGTTCCAGGCGGTGCGACCGGCGGCGCGCATCGAGCGGTTGCCCGCGTCCTGGCCCGCCGCGACGGCGATAGCGGGCGTGGGGGTGCGGCGGTTCACAGGGCGGGGACTCATGCCCGGTCCTCCGCCGCAGCGAGCGGAGGGCCGGGCATCGGCCAGTTTCCTTCGGCCTTGGCGATGGCGATGACCAAGCCTTGAATGGCGTACGATTCGTTTTCGTCCCGCGAATCGCCCGACTTATAGTTCGACCGTCGAAAGGTGATGTAGGCGCGCTTGGCGGCTTCAAGCAGGTCTGGGGAGGCGGCGATCAGGCGGGCGTTGGCCGCTTCTTCGTCTTCCTCGCGCTCTACATGCGAGCCGGGGGTCGATCCCCAGTGGCCTTTGCTGCCGTCATGGTCTTTGTGGAGGTGCGGGCCTTGGGTGGCGTCCACAACCTCAAAACCGTCGGCACCGTAAACGCGGCCTTCAATTTCAAACCAAGGCCCCGGCGTGTGGGCGGTGGTTTCGGTCTCCGTCTTCATGCTGGTCTCCCTCGTGGTTGGCGAGGGTTATATAACCGAATTGGATATATCGCCGTCAAGATAAAAATATCCAAATTGGACATGTTCCTGATTTTCCAGATGCATTTCGTATCCGCATTGGCTGTTTACCGGCGCGATTCGGCCGCGCATTCTGACCCTTCGTTTTGCAACGGAGGCGGGAATGCGAATCGTCTTTGCGCTCGTTTTGCCGCTGGCCTTGGCGGCATGCGGTCCGCCGCTCGTGACGCAAGCTACCCCGGCTTTTATCGAGGTCGGTGGGCGCTGGACGATAAAATCGAATGAGTTGGTCGATATTGCCCAAGCGCATTGTGCCCAGCATGGGCGGAATGCGCGCCAGCGAGCGGTGCGCGAAGAATCGTTCGGCGGTCTCGATGGTCGTCTGGTCAGCTACGATTGCGTGCCGTAATGGAAAACGCCTCCGAACTACGTTCGCGGCAGGCAGGCAATCGCCGGGTATGGCCGGTCATTGTCGGGCTGATTTTGGCTGGTGGCCTAGCCGGGGAGTGGTTGGACGGGATGCGCTACGCGCTCGATACGATGGTTCTTATCGTGCTGATTTTCATGTTTTTTGCGTGGCGCGAAGATCGGTCGCTTGAGCGCCAGATAGTTTTGGCCGACATAGAAGCGCGGAAAGCCGCAGAAGAAGCTGCGGCCGCCTATCAGGCAAAGCTCAAACGGTTTAGCTAGGCGCTGCCGCCGACAAGATCGGCAGGCAACATCGCCTTGACGGGCGCCGCCCATTCCAGCGCGACGTCTTCGATTATCGGCGCGTTCAACGACAGAAGATTGAAGCGCCCGCGCTCCGGGCCGCGCTTCACCTGTTTGACCAGCACGCGGCCGTCTTCGAGCTTCACAACGCACAGGCGGCCGACGACGGCCGACGGCGTGGGCTCGGGGCTGCGGTCGTAGAAAAGCACCCAGCCCGAACTCAGCATCGGCTCCATCGAATCGCCGACGACTTCGACCGCGACTGTGTCTTTCGCATTTAGGCCGCGCGGACACTCGACGTCGTAGAGGCCGTCGCCCTTGGCGTGATCGTCGATCGGCAAAACCTCCGCGCCAGCGCCGACGCGCCCGACGACGGGCACTTTTTGCGAGGGCGACATAAGCTCTTCGGGCTCAATGCCGAGCGCCGGGGCCAAACGGCGCGCCCAATCGAAGGTCATGCGCCGTTCGCCCCGCTCGAGCTTTTGGATCTGAGGGGCGGTTGTGGGCGGAACGGCTTCGGCTGCGAGCTTGGCCATCGACCAATCGCGTTTTTGCCTGAATTCCTTGATGCGACTCGACATGCTTCGCAGCGTGCCCGAACTGGATACGCGCGTCGGTATCCAAGGCGGACAGATCGCCGGAGCCTTTAGAATTGCGGGTTGGATTGACACGCTTGACGTATATCCGATTTGGATATATCAGGCAATCCACTACATCTTGTGGCCAACCCCTATCCGAAATGGCAAATCCGCGATGAAGCTCAAAGATTGGTTGGATCAGGAGAAAATCTCCCCCGCCGTTTTCGCCAAACGCATCGAAACCGGCACAGTTGCGGTCTACCGCTACCTGTCTGGCACCCGCATCCCCCGCCCGGCCGTGATGGCGGCGATCACCCGCGAGACCGGCGGTGCGGTCACGGCGGCGGACTTCTACGCCAGCGCCAGCGGGGAAGCGGCGTGAGCGGATTGGTCATCCACTCCGATACGCCGTTCGAAGGCCTGCCGCTGTTCGCCTATGAGCGAATCATCATCGACGTGCCTTGGTCGTATGAAAACTGGAGCGCGAAAGGCGAGCATAAGAACGCCCGCGCCAAATACAAATGCATGCCCGACAAGGACGTGCTGCGCCTGCCTGTGGGGCACCTTGCCGCGCCGGGGTGCGCTCTTTTCGTGTGGGCGACGTGGCCGCGTCTCGATTTCGCGTTTCGCTGCCTCGTCGCATGGGGCTTTGCCTACGTGACCGGCGGTTCTTGGCGCAAGACCACCTCGCGCGGCAATACGGCGTTCAACACCGGCTACGTGCTGCGCAACGCCTGCGACCCGTTTCTGATCGCCGTCGTCGGGCGGCCGGGCTGGGACAAAGCGGCATGCAGCCGCACGCGCAACCTGATCGAGGCGCGCCAGCGCGATCACTCGCGCAAGCCCGACGACGCGCACACGATGCTTGAAGCGATGTTGCCCGGCACGCGTGGCGTCGAACTGTTCGCCCGCGAGCCCCGCGCCGCGTGGGACGTGTGGGGCAACGAAGCAACCAAATTCGACACGTCGGCGGGCGCGCGCGGACCCCAGGCTGGCGGTAACGGGGCCGCGCCCACTCCAGGGGATGCGACGGCCATCCCAGCAAACCAAGCACGCTCGGGCCCGCCTCCGGCGCCGTCGCCGGACTCATAGCCGAAAGCGCTGCACGCCGCTTCTTTCCGACCCCACCACCCTGCAAACAGAGGAACCACCGATGAAGATCACCGTCACAAACGACTCGACAGACCGTTCGCTGCTCGTCACCCGCCGCGCCGACGGCATCCGCACCCAAGACGAGCCGATCGCGCCCCTGCAGGCGCGGGAATTCCTGTTCGACCAGCCGAACACGCAGCTTTCGTTCGCCGAGGGGCCGCCCGCCGAAAACGCCGCCGCCGAAATGGCACCGCCTGTCGACCAGGGCGACGGCAACGGCGCGCAGGCAGCGGGCAATTCGTCCGCACGCAGCTGGAACGAGACCCGCGCGATGGCGATCAAGCTGGGTGCGCCCAAGAACGTGACCAAGGCGGAAGCCGAAACCCTGATCGCCGAGAACGAGGCCGCGGCGCTTGTGAAGACCGCCGCCGAAGACGCCGCCGCCTGAACCCGCTCCCCCGCAAAACAGAAAGGTCAGTTCAATGTCCAGGAAGAAAGCCAACGCCCCGAGCCCGCGCGTTCTCGAAGCCGTGCCCAGCCTGCCGCTGTTCGAGCGGCCCACGGCGGGCCAAGTTCAAATACGCGTCCAGGTCGAGGGCAACAACCGCATTGCCGGCCTCGGCGACGCGATGCAGGAAATCGGCAAGTTCCAGGAGCATGCGTCGAGCTACAGCGGCAAGGCGCGCGCGCGCGTCAAGGATCTCTGCAAACAGAACGGCATCCACCTGAAAGCCGTCAGCATCGCGCGCCAGCTGCTGAAGATGGACGCGCAAGAGGCCGTCTCCGTGATCAACGACGCGACGCTGATCCTGGCCGAGCAAGGGGTGTTCGACGCCTGCGAGCAGGCCGCCCAGGCGGAAGACAACGAAGCCAATGCCGCGTCGATCGCGGCGGCCGAGCGCGCCGCCAAGAACGAGCCGCCCGACCCCGACCGCATGGCGGGCGAGCCCAAGCCGGGATCGATCGACAGTGCCGCCTTCTGCCAGGGCGAGGAGGCTTATCACGCGGGCGCCAAGACGACGGAGAACCCCTACGACGTGGGCACGGCCGCGCAAAAATGGTGGGCCGAGGGCTATCAGCGCCAGGTCGAAACCGTCGCCCGGCAGGCCGTGCACAAAGACGCTGCCGCACCCGCCCACGCCTGATCCTCGAAAGGACCGCCCCATGGCTTTCGACGTGAAAAACTTGGCGATCATTGGCGGCGGCGCTCGCGGCATGATGCTTTTGAGCTACCGCACGCCGGATGCGTGGGCCGACGTGATCGACGACGGCTATTTCGACCCTGCGTACGACGCGGTGCGCGCGGGCGACATGCTTCTGGTCAATGCCGGGCACGGCATGGCGAATGCCGAGAACGGCATTCTGGCGGTCGCGCGCGTGGTGGGGCGCGCGGTGCATGTCGAGCGCATGTTCGCCCGCGCCGACGCATTCGGGGTTGTCTGATGGCGATCCTGGCCCTCGACCTCGGAACGAATCTCGGGTGGGCGCTGGCGCGTGCCGGCCGCCCGCCCGAATTCGGCGGCCAGCGCTTCCCGGCCGAGCCGGGGCGCGAAGGCCTGCGCTTCCAGGCCCTGCGCAACTGGCTGCACGAGACGAAAGCGCGCTGCGAGGCGGCGGGCGATCCGCTCGCGCAGATCGTCTACGAGCGCGTCAGCGGCGGCAAATGGTCGAGCGAGGCGGCCTTGGCCGTGTCGTTCGGCTATCGCGCCGTGTTCCAGGCGTGGGCCGAGCATCACCGGCTGCCCTACGTGCCGTTCACCCCGCAGACGCTCAAAGCGCGCGTGTGCGGCGACAAGCGCGCCGACAAGGCCGCGATGCTCAAGGCCATCAACGCGCGCGGCTTCGACACGACCGACCACAACGCGGCCGACGCGATCGGCCTGCTCGTCTGCGCAGGAGTGATCCAATGAGGGCGCTCGATCTTTTCTGCGGTGCGGCCGGCGGCTGGCATTTGGGCCTAGCGCGGGCGGGCATCGAGGTCGTGGCCGGGTGCGAGGCCGATCCGTGGCGCCGCACGGTCTATCAGGCGCGCTACGGCGTGCCGGTCTATCCCGACGTTCAAACCCTCACCGGAGAACAGGTGCTTGCCGATCATGGACCAATTGACCTTGTGGCCGGTTCCCCGCCCTGCCAGGACGCCAGCACCGCCAACACAAGCGGGCGCGGGGTCGATGGCGAACGAACCGGCCTGTTCTTCGACGCCATCCGGCTCGTCGGCGAACTTCGACCCCGTTGGGTCGCATTTGAGAACGTTCCTGGCCTCCGCGCTCGAGGAATCGACCGGGTTCTCTCTGGCCTGGAAGCGCTCGGCTACGCCGCACGGCCGCTCGTGGTGGGTGCTGTGCATGCCGGCGCCCCACACCTCCGGAAGCGGGTCGTCATTGTTGCCGACTTGCAGGGCGTCGGACGCGGACAGGGGCGGCCGCGGCGATCTGATCCAGGCCATTCGCGGAAACCCGAACAAGCATTTCACGATGCCCACGCCCCGACCATGCTCGGGGCTGCGCTCGCGCGGGGTCAATCAGACCGAGTTGCAACGGGCGCTTACGCTTCTGCCGACACCGTGCAACCAATCGCAGTCGGGCGGCGTGCGCCTGGAGGGCGGTTCGGCGGCCCGGAAGAAACTCAAGGCGGCGTTGCTCGCAACGCCGCTGGCGCGGGACTTTCGCTCGGGCAAGACCAGCAAGGCGACGGCCGCGAAGAACAGCCGTCCGCTGTCGGAGCAGGCTTGCGCGCGTGGGATCGTTGGAACGGCGGACCTCCTGCGCTTGGTGGAGTGGATGATGGGATTCCCGCCGCGCTGGCTGCTCGACGCGGCCTTGGCCGTGCCTGTCTCGCCGCCTACGGCGACGCGTTCGTCCCGATCTTCCCCGAGCTTATCGGCCGCGCCATCCTCAACATCGATCGCCAGGGAGTGACCGCAGCATGACCGACGCACTGCCCGAACCGCCGGTGCCCGCCGACGCCGATCTGCGCGGCTACGGCTTCATGCCGCTCTACGGCGCGCACCTGTTCAACTCCGACTTCAACGCGCGCGCGTCCGATGCGGGCTGGCGGGCTGGCCTGACCTTGTGGTGGGCGGCTTGGAACCAAATGCCTGCGGGCTCGCTGCCCGACGACGACACGGTGCTTTGCCGCCTTGCCGATCTTGGGCGCGACATGCGCACATGGCGCAAGATCAAAGACGAAGCGCTGCACGGGTTTTTCAAGCACGCGGACGGCCGCCTCTACGCGCCGTTCCTCGCCAAGCTCGCCTGCGATGCCTGGGACCGGCGCGTCAAAGAGCGCGACCGCAAGGCCAAATATCGCGCGGGGCGAGACAGTCAGCGCGACGGGGACAATACCCCTGTGTCCGCGTCTCAAGGACAGTCTCCGTCCGCGTCCGCAGCACAGGGACGGCCACGCAGAGAGGGACAGGGAGAGGGACAGAGACAGGGACCTATAAAGAATTCCGTTCCTTCGGAACGGGCGGCCGAGCCGCCGTCGTCGGCTGCGCCGACCGAGGGGGCAGGGCCTGAATTGCCCGGATTGCCTGCGCCCGAATCCGGCGACATGCCGCCGATCCCGCTTTTCGCCGTGCAACCGGACGGCGGCGACTGGTCGAAAGCGCTGTTCCGGCAAGGGCTCGATTGGCTCGCGCGCAGCACCGGCAAACCGCCCAACGCGCTGCGCGGCCTCGTCGGCACGTGGCTGCGCGCCGCCCAGCAAGACCATCGGCTCGTGTTCGAAAAGCTCGCCGAGTGCGAAAAACTCGGCGTTGCCGAGCCCGTCGCCTGGATGACGAAGGCCACGGCCACCATCGCGGGCACGTCCGGCCGCCAAGCCGCCGTCGCCAACGAAGCCGAGCTCCGCGCGCGCATGGAAGCCGCGATGGGGGGTGCGTGATGCTCACCCAGCCCATCGCCAGCGTGCAGACGATGAGCGATTTGCTCGTCGCCCTCGTCCAGCGGTTTCCGAAGTCTGCCGATCAGATCCAAGCATGGGCCCCGAGCTTCAAGCGCGTGCTCGGCCACCTGCAGCCGCAGCGGCTCGACGCCGTGTGGGCCGCCGTCATCGACCGGTGGGAGGCCAACTATCCGCCCAAGCCCGTCGATTTCGCGAAGGCGATCGGCGACGACGCCGCACCGCTGAGCCCCACCGACCGGCGCGCAGGCATGGCCAACAAGGCGCTGATGGACCGCACCCAGCGTTGGCATCGGGCGACGGAAGCCCTCGTCGCGAATTCGCTGGCCGCGTACGGCGCCAAGTTCGAAGAGGTAGCCCAGCGCATCGGCGTGGCGCCCGACGATCTGCGCCACGGGGCGCGCTCACTGTGGAGCCAGGGTTTCTCCAAGTCGCGCGCCTCCAAGGCTGCCCTTGCGCACGTCGTGGGCGGCGAACCGCTCCCCGACTTTCTGCGGCTCAGCGAGGACGATTGGCACGGGCTTCGGCGCCTTGCCGAGGCCAAGCGCGACACGCCGGAAATCTTCGACGTCGAAGGCTCGCAGACGCGCTATCACCCCGAGAAAGAGGCCCGCCGCCGTGACCAACTCGAACGCGTCGAACAGCGCAGCGATGCCGTCGCCCTCGAAGACTAAAGGCCGCCGCGGCAAACGCCGTCGCGCCAGCGTCGAGACAACGCAGCGCTACAGCCTGCAGCGCATCTTTTTCGCCATGATGCCGCACTCGACCGAGCGCGCGCTGGCCCACCAGTACGACACCATCGTCGCCAAGCTGCGCGACGCCCGCAACGAAGCCGACCTCACCCAAGAACAGCTCGAAGCGCGCATCGGCCTCACCAAAGGCCACATCGACAAGCTTGAGCGCAAAGAGCGCCTGGCGCGGGCCGATCTGCTGATGCTTTGGGCCGTCTCGCTCGGCTTCAATCTCACGCTGACGCCGAACAGCGACGCGGCGAAGTGAAAATGGATTTCGAGAAGATCGCCAAGACGCCGATCACAGAGCCCTTTGATCGGCTCGTCTCCATCGTAGAAGCACATGAGCTTGCGATACTCGCTGATCCGCTTGGCGAATATCGAAAACTCTGCGACCTGTTTATGGAGCGGATTAAGCCCATCATGGAAGCTGCTGCCCCTCCCATGGTTGTCATGGAGGTAACGAGACCTGACGGAAAGATTGAGGTGCCGCCATTCGACACGATCCGTATCAGGAAGAAAGAATACGAGCGCCTGTTGCGCATCAGCCAAGCCGTCGAAGGCTTTCTGGATCACTTCGGGAGGCTGTAGCGCCCGGCTCGCGTCACCCAGCGCCTGTCAAACAAGGGCGCATTTCGCGACAATCATAAATTCCCACACGCCCGAAAACACTGCATCGGCCCCGCCGTGCGTTGCCGACTAAATTCAACCCGTCCACTCTCGCGCGGCTCCCGCTCCGCTCGAGGTCGCAGACAACGTGCCCAAGCCGCCAGCAGCCAATCCCCGACCGCTTCGACGCAAGACGCTCGACGCCATCCATGCGTTCGCTGACGGCAAGTTCCGAACCATCGCAGAGGCCGCCGACAGCGTCGGCATGCGCCGTGAAGCACTGAGCCGCGTCCTCCAAACCCCGCTCGGTCAGCAAGCCCTCACCAACCGCCTCGCCCTCATGCGCTCCACCGCTGGTCGCGCACGCGCTCAACACGCCGTCCTCCACCTCATCGAGCACGCCAAATCAGACGACGTTCGCCTACGAGCATCGCAATGGCTTGAGCAGACAGAGGGGATGGGCCAGACGCGCGGCGAGGCAGGATCGAACGGCAGCGGCGGCGGACAGGGCATCGTCGTCAACGTCGTTTTCAGCCGAATCGATGCGAACGGCGGCGAAATCCGCTCAATCGGCGCCCACCTCGAAACGCCGAATTCGCAAACGATTGAAGCGCTTGCGGTTTCGCAGCCCGACCGCATCCTTGCCAAGGGTGAGGCCGAGCCCTCGGCGGCGACCGAACCCCGGGGGCGTCGATGACGCGAAACCGCCTCGCGACCGGGGGGGTCGAAAAATCACGCGCGCCGACTTCCTCCCCCGCCTTCACCCGCGCAAGTTCCCCCTCCAAGGTCGTTGGAATTTTTCTATGTCGCTGACGATCGATTTTGTGCCGGACGGTCTGAACCTGGAGCGGTATTTGGCTTCGGCGGCGGACGTAGCGGCGATCATCGGGCCGTGGGGTTCCGGGAAGAGCCGTGCGTCGGTGATCAAGCTGCTGCTGAACCTGCTGGCGCAGAAGCCAGCGAAGGACGGGCGTCGGCATCGGCGGACGCTGGTGACGCGCTCGACGTACGCGGAGCTTGAAGACACGACGCTGAAGACGTGGCTTGCGGTTTTTCCGGAGGACAAGTTCGGTCCGCTGCGGCGGTCGCGGCCGTTTCGCCATCATATCCGGGTGGGCGACTGGGACTGGGAGGTCTTGTTTCTGGCGCTCGAGGGCGAGGAAGACCGGAAGAAGCTGTTGTCGCTGGATTTGTCGGACGCGTTCGTGAACGAAGCGCGCGAGACGCACCGCGGGATCATCGACGACATCACGGGGCGGCTGGGCCGTTATCCGTCGGTTGCGGACGGCGGTTGCGCGCGGCCTCAGCTGATCATGGACAGCAACGCGCCGGACGTTCTGCACTGGCTTTCGGTGGTCGCGGGCATGGTTCCGATGCCGCCGAATTTGAGCGAGGCGGAGCGCCGCCGTCTGACGCGCCCCGGCAACTGGGACATTTTCACGCAACCGCCCGGCTTGGTCGAAACCAAAGACCGCGAAGGCAACATCCTCGGCTACGAGCCGAACCCGGAAGCCGAGAACGTGCGCTGGCTGCGGCCGGGCTATTACCAATCCATCATCGTCGGCAAGGAAGCGTCGTGGATCGACGTCAACGTGATGAACCGGCCGGGCCAGCTTCGCAGCGGCAAGGCGGTCTATCCGATGTTCGTCGAGCGCGTGCATGTTTCTCGCGAAACTTTGGAATTCCTGGACGGGCATCGCCTGTGGATCGGCGTCGATTTCGGCCGCACGCCTGCCGCCGTGTTCGGGCAGCGCGTGTTCGATCGGTGGCGGGTGCTGGCGGAACTGTGCGCCGAGGACATGGGGGCGCGGGCCTTCGCGCGGCTCGTGCGCAAGTTCCTGGCGGAGCGCTTTGCGGGCGCGAGCTACGCGATGTTCGGCGACCCGGCGGGCACGGCGAAGTCGCAAGCCGACGATTCGACGCCGTTCGGCATGTTCCGCGCCGAAGGCTTCAAGATCCAACCGGCCTCGACCAACGACCCCGACGTGCGGCGCGGTGCCGTCGAAGAAGCGTTGCGCGGGCTCGACGAGGGCCATCCGCGTTTTCTGCTCGACGGTGCGGCGTGCCCGATCTTGCGCGCCGGGTTCCAGGGCGGCTACGCCTACCGCAAAATGGCGGTCAGCGGTTCCGAACTCTACTCCGACGAGCCGGAGAAGAACCGCTACAGCCACCCACACGACGCCTTGCAGTACATGATGGTCGGTGCTGGCGAAGGCCGGGCGGTGATGGGGAAAACGGCGGCGGCTGGCCTTGCGCCGAAAGTCGCCCGTGGCCCGCGCGGATCGGTGTTCCAGCGGCGGCATGCGTCGTGAGCCCGGGCGTGCTGCCGGCCTGGTACGTGGTTTTCGTGCCCGGGCGCACGACGTTCGTTCACCGGCTTTTGAAGCCCGGCTTCCAGCATTGTTGGGCGTTCGGCTGGGACGAAGACGCGGCGCGCTGGCTTGTCTTCAATCCCGGCTTCGACGGCATCGTGGTGCGCGCGCTGCCGGAGACGCGTTTCCCCGAACTGCTGGCGTCGCTCGAGGCCGAACGCGCGACGGTGGTGCTGGCGCGGTCGATGGGCGAGCCGTCCACGCGGCTGCGCATTCCGGCCACGTGCGTGACGGCCATCGAGGCGCTGCTGGGCTTGGCGTGCCGCCGTGCGTTGACCCCCTGGCGCCTCTATCGGAATTTGCTCGCCTGCGGTGCGGTTTCGATTTTGGAGCGCTGAACATGGGCGGATTTTTCGCAGCCAAACAGGCCACGTCGGCGATGGCCGACCAGGATGCCGAACGCCGCCGCGCCCAAGCGGAGGCCAAAGCCAAGGCCGACGCCGATGCGCTGAAAGCCCAGCAAGAAGAGGAAGCCGACGCGGTGCGGCGCGGCCTGCGCGGCCGTCGAGCATTGCAAGGTGCGGGCGGCGAACTCGGCTACGCGACGCAACTGGGCGCGGGCGGATAGGCGATGGCTGCCCGCGACAACCGCGACGCCGAAAACAAGGCGTTCCTGAAGCGCTACGACCGCGCCAAGGCGAACCGCGAAAAGGTCGCTTCGGTTCTCGACGACTGCTACGAATTCGGCCTGCCGCTGCGCGAGCGCGTGTATTCGAACGGCAAGGACTATCGCGCGCGCACCGAGCGCCTGTTCGACGACACGGCCGCGATCGCGGTGCAGGACGGCGCTTCGCGCATGCTCGACGACGTGTTCCCGACCGACGGCAAGCCGTTCGAGCTGGCGGCCGGCAGCGACATCGACCCCGCCCAGGCCGAAGAGGTCAACCGCGCGCTGTCGGTCGTGACCGAAGACCTCGTGCAGACGATCGCGAATTCGAATTTCCGCGCGGCGGCGCACGAAGCGCTGATGGACTGGCATATCGCCAAGGGCATCCTCACAATCGAGCCCGGCGACGCCATCAACCCGATCAACTGCCGCTGCATCCCGCTGACCGAAGCGCTGATCGATCTCGGACCCAAGGGCGACGTCGATTGCCTTTTCCGCACGCTGACGGTGCGCGCGGGCGACATCGAACATCGCTGGCCCGACGCGACGATCCCCGCCGAGCTTGCGAAAAAAGCGAAAGAGCAGCCCGACACCGAAATCGAACTGGTCGAAGGCGCCTGGCGCGACTGGTCGGAAAAAGGCACCGAGACATGGTGCATGCGCGTCGTGTGGAAAGACAAAAAAGCCACGCTCTACGACCGCCGCGAAAAAGGGGCGGGCTCGAAGCCGTTCGTCGATTTCGACTTCGCGCGCACGCCGGGGCACGTGCTTGGTCGCGGTCCCGTCCAGATGGCGCTCGAAGACATCAAGACGCTCAATCTCGTCAAGGAAATGTCGCTCGAAGCGATGGACCTGGCGCTTTCGGGCATGTGGCAGGCGGAAGACGACGGCGTGATCAACGTCGATACGATAGAGATTGCGCCCCGCACGATCATCCCGGTGGCGCAAGGCTCGGGCGGCCTGAAGCGCATCGACGATTCGACCGATCTGCGCTCGGCCGAATGGCTCATCAAGACGCTGGGCGATTCGATCCGCCGCGCGATCGACGGCGACGATCTCGGCCCCGTCAAGAATTCGCCGATGTCGGCGACCGAAGTTCTCGAGCGTTCGTCCGCGCGCGCGCGCCGCCGTGCCGGTCCCTATTCGCGCCTCATCGTCGAGCTGCTGGGGCAGACGGTGCAGCGCGTGGCCTACATTCGCGGCAAGCAAGGCCGCATCACGCTGCCCCCCATCGACGGCCGCACGATCGCCATCCGCGCGCTCGCTCCGCTCACTCGCTCGATGGCGCAAGACGAGATTCTACGCACGATGCGGTTTTTCGAGGCGGCCAACGGTGCCTTCGGTCCGCAGATCGCCGCGATGGTGATCAAGCAGGAGGATGCGGCGCGCTGGCTCGCATCGAAATTCGGCGTCGATCCCAATCTCGTGCGCACGTCGCTCGAACTCAAGGAGCTGGCCGCCCAGGTTGCGCAGATGTCGGCCGCAGCGCAGGCCCAGCCCGGCGCCGCCCCGATGGCCGCATGACGGGACCGACGATGACGCCCGCCGAAAAAACCGAACTCGACCGTTTGAAGCGCCTCGCCACGGGCGAAGCCTGCATC